GACTATAAGTGGCAAGATCGCAGAATCAGCGAATTGTATACGGTTGGCGGTGTAGGCGTAAACATTCACAAATATCTTGGTCCAAAAGATACAGGCGCAACAACAGATTTAACGCAACCACAATATGCAAATCAAAGTGAAAAAAATATTCAAGATTTGCTATTCTTAGAAAATCGTGATCGTTCTTATGATACTAGCATATATGAACTGCGTGGACATTATACAATTCAAGATATTGATTATAATTTAAGTCAGTTTGGACTATTTCAAAACCAAGATACGCTGTATATTACCTTTCATACCAATGATATGGTTGATCGTTTAGGTCGTAAGATTATACCAGGCGATGTTTTTGAATTACCACATCTTCGTGATTACTATCCACTTGATGAAACGCTGCCTGCTGCGCTAAAGAAATTTTATGTTGTGCAAGAAGCAACTCGTGCCAGTGAAGGTTATGCCCAAACATGGTGGAATCATATCTGGCGTTGTAAGGTTGCTCCAATGGTTGATGGACAAGAGTATCGTGATATTCTTGATATGAACGCAGCCGATGGCAGTAAGAGTGATATTAAGACCAATGATACAATTCGTGATCTACTCAGTGCTTATACTAAAAATAATCAGATTAACGATGCAGTCGTTTCGCAAGCAGATAGTGATGTTCCACAAAGTGGATATAGCACAAATGCTCTTTATATATTGCCAGCAGTAGATGGCGTAAGTCCTATTGTATCTATACCAGGTTATCTAACAGGCAGTGCCACGCCACCAAATGGGTTACCTGTCACGGCAGATGTGCAATTTCCATTGAATCCAACTCTTGGACAGTATGTGCTGCGTACAGATTATATGCCAAATAGATTATTTCGTTATGATGGACAGAAGTGGGTAGCTATTCAAGATGTTCAACGCACTGCGCTAACAGGCAATCTTAATTCTACACAGCTTGGTTCATTTATCAACAATAATAAAACAACACTGCTTGCCAATGGTGCGGTTATACCACAGAAGCAAACACTAAGTAACCTACTACAAATATTACCAGATAAACTAGGATAATCAAGTGGATTTTTTCTACGATAAACAAATCAGACGTTTTATGAATCAGTTCGTGCGAATATTCAGTTATATGTATGTTCAGTATGGCAATGATGCTAATGGCAATCAGGTTCTTTATCGTGTGCCATGTCGCTATGCAGATACTAATCGTCAGGTTGCTGCTATATTGCGTCAGAATAGCGATAACAATCTAAACAATGTGCCTATGATTGTTGTTTATATCACTGATGTCAAGTATGACAGAACTCGTATGCAAGAACCAAAATTTGTTGATAAAACTGCTATTCGTCAACGTGCGATTGACCCACATACAGGCAATGCATCCACACAACAAGGCAACACTTTTAGCCTAGACCGCCTAATGCCTGCTCCATATAGATTAACTGTAAAGATGGAAGTTTGGACTTCAAACTTTGATCAAAAATTACAAATATTTGAACAAATTGCTAGTCAGTTTAATCCTGATATGGAAATTCAAAGCACGGATAACTATCTTGATTGGACTAGTTTAAGTTATATCTTACTGACTGACACTAACTGGACCACAAGAAACATTCCAGTGGGTAGCGATGATCCAATTGATATTGCTACGTTTACGTTTGAGATGCCTATTTGGATCACTACGCCAGCAAAATTAAAACGACTGGGTGTTATTCAAAGTGTTGTTGCAAGCATTTATGATGGTAATGGAAATATCCAACAAAGCCTTGTTGATCAAACAAGTTTGCTAGGCAATCGTCAGTTCTTTACACCAACTGGTTATCAGGTTGTGGTTAACAATGGAAATGTCACACTGTTCAATCGTGGTGGACCAGAAATTAATAACACAAACTACAACATACCTACAACGCTAGGAAATGCTATTCCTTGGGCATCAACCATTTCAAGTTTTGGCAACATTGTTGCAAATTATAGTATGATGTATCTGACAAATACCGCAACCGAACGATTGGTTGTTGGCACGGTTGCATATGATGCTACTAATCCAAATAACTTGCTTTTTAATGTAGACAGTGCTACAATACCTACTAATATACTACCAAGTGTTAATGCAATTGTTGATCCACAGGTAAATGGACCTGGTTCAGGATTACCAGCAGCGAGCAGTGGTCAGCGATACTTAATTGTTAACAATTTAGGCGGAGCAAGTTTAGGAAATGGTGCAGCAGCATGGCAAAATGCAAACAGCAGTGTTACCGTTGCACAAGCAAATGATATTATACAGTATAGTGGCAATGCTTGGACAGTAGCATACCACCCTACACCAACAAGCAATGCAAGTTATGTCACCAACACTTTTAGTAGTATTCAATATGCATGGAATGGTAGTCAATGGCAAAAAAGTTGGGAAGGTCTCTACCCAGAAGGGTATTGGTCAATAGTAATCTAACCGCAGTAGGTGCACTTTTTATAAGTGTAAAAACTCAACGTGGATTATTCTTACTACGTGATCAAGATACTTACAGTAATACTTGGGGACTAGTAGGCGGAACCGTAGAGTATGGTGAAACATTATATGGTGGATTGGTTCGTGAAATTAATGAAGAAATAGGGTTTGAACCGCCTATTCAAAAAGTAATTCCACTCGAATATTTCAATAGTCCAGATGGACATTTTAGTTATCATACTTTTGTTGCGCTAACTGACAACGAGTTTATACCTATACTCTCCAGTGAACACAAGGGTTATGCTTGGTGCGATTTGAGCAACACTCCAAAACCACTACACCCTGGTTTATATAATAGTTTCTCATCCAACGTAGTGAAAGACAAACTTAAAACTATAAAACAAATATTAGAAATCACCAAGTAGTATTGCGTCACGAACACTTACTTCACGATAATTATTGAGTGTTTTTAAAATTGGATCAAAATCATTACTGTGTTGTGTGCGCACTCTATAAAATTGTGTAGAACTAAATGCACGTACTACATTATACAAAAATGCATTAAATTTTTGAAAATCTTCTATATATTCAGCAGACTCATAGCCAAATGTATCAGCATAAATGTTTTCGCTTGTGACACCATCGCTACCATCAAATCCAAACAAGAATACTTTCTGTGCACCATCAAATGCTGCAAGATATGTGGCACTAGCACCAGCATCCATGTGATAACTGCCTGGCAACATGTTTGTATCACGGTAAGTTAGCCAATGGTTATTTGGTGTAAACATTTTGTTATAATCACTTAATGGAATATCACTAAAAAAGATATTATTTTTAATTACATAGTAATCTGCAGGCGTATCACGATATGCGGCATTGCAAGCATAGGTAAGTTTATAACCTTCTGCAACACGACGATTATTTGCATCTATAATTAACTTAACAGTAGGATCAAGTCTGCTAATACCGTTGCCAAGAACAACTGCGCTGCGGCTATTCCAATCATAGGGCAAATCTCTCGGTGTAACAAAGATACTTTTTTGTGTGGCATCTTCTACATAAGAGATAGTTTCACCTGTATAATCACGGCGATATGTTGGTCTGTGTATATTTCCCATTAGAATCTTCCTACTGCTATTTCAATTTTTACTATGCTATCATCCAAGATGATATCCATGCTCTTACCAATTATACAACCTGGCTCGTATAACGATTTATCTAGCGCACACGCTACACCACGCTCACTACTACTTACCAATAGCGTTCCTTTATTTACTGGTCCACGCACTAAACAAGGAACACGACCTGTTAGCGCAATCGGCAACCAATTATCATGCTCAAAGTTATCATTCATAAGATAAGCAGGATTGGTAGATACTACACCAGCAACTGCTGTATCATGAGATTGGGTTGAAACCGTGACATCAAGATCACCACCAAATATCATAACAGTGCCAGGTGTATAATAATCATCCGCATGATACATTTCGGCCAAGTCAGCGTATTTTGCGGTTGTTGATGTACCAGTAAATGTTACGGCATAACAGGTGCTCCAATAAGCACTTGCACTTCCCAGTGTAACAGCATTATTACTACTTGGTGTATGAGTAGAACTTGTTATTGTGCTGAATGTACCAGCACTACTTGAGTTGCCAATAGTAGTTGCTAATAAACTGGTAGCATTGATCGTAGCACCATTAGTTGTTCCTTGTAGGTTAGTTGTTCCACTTACAGTAAGTCCAGTTAGAGTTCCTACAGAAGTAATATTTGTTTGTGCTGCAGTTGATAGGGTACCAGTTAACGTAGCACCCGTATTACCAATAGTACCAGCATAAATTGCACTACCAGTATGAATGTTACCGTTAACGGCAGAAGCTGTATTGCCGATAGTAGTACCAAGAATAGAAGTACCATTAATGGTTTGTCCATTTATAGCACCTGCCATAGTTAAGCTAGTTAATGCACCAAGTGAAGTAATATTGGTCTGTGCTGCCGTTTGTAATGTACCAGTAATACTACTTGCTGAATTTCCAATAGTAGTTGCTAGTAAACTACTAGCATTGATAGTGGCACCATTTGTAGTGCCTTGTAAATTAGTAGTGCCACTAACAGTAAGACCAGTTAGTGTCCCAACACTTGTGATATTTGTTTGTGCTGCACTACTTGAGTTTAACGTTCCATATAATACAGCACTTGCATTTCCAATAGTACCAGCATTTACTGCTGGTGCAGCAATTGTATCAGTTGTCGTGATGGTAGTTGTATTGATAAATGTGGTGTTACCCGCAATACTTAAGTTACCACCTACGTATAAGTTACCAGTAATACCAGCGCCACCAGTTAACTGCAAACTACCAGTTGTAGTAGAAGTTGCAGCATAACCACCAGAGATAACAAGGTTGCTATCAATCGTTGCGTTACCATAAATGCGTGTTCCGTCTAGTAGTTTTGCCATTAATTATTCCACTGTATATTTAGG